AACAGCCCCGCGCTGCACGATTGGCACGCACAATGGATTGACGGCCTGCTGCGGCAACATGAAATCGACGAACGCGGAAGTCCAGAAACGGGTTGAGGCAGTTCTGCAGATCCGGCTGCTGGGGGCGGAGTTCCACGACATTAAGCAGCATGCCGCAGAACAGGGCTGGAACGTCAAGGACCGGCAGCTCTGGACCTACATCCACAAGAGCGACGAACTGCTGGCCCAGACGCTGGAGACCAACCGCGCGAAACTCCTCAACCGCCACATCGCCCAGCGCCGGGCCCTGTACGCGCGGGCGATGCAGGTTTCGGACTACCGCACGGCGCTGGCCGTCCTGAAGGACGACGCGGAGCTGCTGGGGCTGTATCGCACCGGCGGCCAGGACGGCCCGAAGGAAGACGTGCATGGAGGCGAGCTTACCGACGCCGAGCGAGCTACAGCGCTTGCTGCCCTACGCGACCGCCTCCGAGCGCGTGCAGCTGGACCGGCTGCTGAGGCCGGCGCTGGGGCTGGAGGCGTGGGCCCGTAGGTATCTGGCCCCTTACTTCACCAAGCCGGCGTCCGCGCTTCACGAGTGGCTGACCAGCGAACTGAACACGCTGCACTTGCGCCGGGGGACCAAGCTCGACATCATCGCGCCGCGCGGGGCGGCCAAAAGCACGTGGGCCAGCTTTGCCTATCCACTGTGGGCTGCCGTGCATGGGCACGAGCGCTATATCGAGATCATTAGCGACACCACAGGCCAGGCTTGGCTGTGGCTGGAAGCGATCCGGAACGAGCTGGAAACCAACGAAGGACTGGCCGCGGCCTACCCGGACGTGTGCGGCGTCGGGGACGTTTGGCGTCAGGAGCGAATCCGCCTCCGCAATGGTGTCCTGATCGAGGCCCTCGGCACAGGGAGCAAGATCCGCGGCCGGCGCAATCGGGCCGAGCGCCCCAGCCTCATTATCGTGGATGACCCGGAGAACGAAGATCATGTGACCAGCCCCGACCGGCGAGAGAAAACCTGGCGCTGGTTCACCCGGGCAGTTATGAACGCGGGGACGCCTCAGACGAATATTCTCGTGCTGGGGACCACGCTGCAGCGTGAGTGCTTAGTACTCCGGTTGGCCGCGACGCCGGGCTGGCAGGCCCGCACGTTCAAAGCTATCGAAGAGTGGCCGGTCCGCATGGACCTGTGGGCGCAATGGGAGTCGATCTTGCACGACTGGGAAAACCCGGACCGGGAGCAAGCGGCGCTCGCGTTCTACGAGGCGAACCGGGCGGAGATGGAACGATGAAGGTCCTCTGGCCAGAACAAGAATCCCTTTATGACCTGATGAAGCTGCGCGCCACCATCGGCCCGGCCGCCTTCGAGAGCGAGAAGCAGAGCAACCCCGTCAACCCCGACCAGTGCGAATGGGACGGCAGCTACTTCGATTACCCGGGCTTTTGGTTTGAGCAGTGGCCGGAACAGCTAACAATCAAGACGTTGGCCCTGGACCCCTCCAAGGGGAAGGACGCACGGACCGGAGACTATTCGGCCTTTGTCCGCCTGGGACGCGACAAGAGTGAGTACCTGTATGTAGAAGCGGACCTGAAGCGGCGGCCTACGCCTCAAATCGTAGCCGATGGCGTCGAGCATGTGCGGCTATTCCGGCCGGCCGGTTTCGCCATCGAGGTCAACCAGTTTCAGGAGTTGCTGGCCCCGGACTTCGTGCGGACGGGCAAGGAGGAGAAGGTAGACCTGCCCATCTATACCGTGGACAACCAAACGAATAAGGAAGTCCGTATACGAAGAATTGGCCCTTACCTGGCACAGAAGCGGCTGCGCTTCAAGCGCCGGTCCACGGGGACGCTGCTGCTCATTCAGCAGCTCAGGGATTTCCCCATTGGGGACCACGACGACGGGCCAGACAGTTTAGAGATCGGCTTACGCCTCATGATCGACTTATGGAATGGGCGGGGCGCCGGGGGGCAAGTCGCCGGCCGCCTTGCCCCCTGATGAGGCCCTTGCAGTATGCAGGGACGAGACCGAGAACCAGAGGTCGATGGGGCAGCCGTGCAAATCAGGATCGATCACAAACGTCTTGCCTCGGTGTGTCGGACCTGAGCACATTGAGGACTTCGGCTTGCGCGCGTCGGTCGAGAGGTCCGCGGCCGAGAAGGTTTCGACGCGAATTCACCTCGGCGTGTAGGTCCGGAGTAGGTTGCGCACATCAGCTTTGTGACATCGGTCGATTGCACCGAAGCATGTTATCTGCGTTGAGAATGACCCGGCAGGGCCTTCGAACCTTGCGGCCTACCAGACCTGCCGGGCCTACGCTTCATTTGGCCGAACCATCCGATGATGGCTCGACACAGGACAACGACCTGGACTTTGCACCCTGGCACGCTCCGCAGGAGAAACGCCTGCAGATTCTGGCAAGGCAAGGTACTCGCCGGACGGAAGCCGACATTGTTGTTACGGTTCGTCGGCACATTCCTGTTACGGTTGGCGGAGCGGACGTTCACAGCTTGATTGTTGAACGAGCCGCCACGCAACACACGGCTACTCGGTCGCAGCCCTCTGGAAGCTGATTGTATCGAAAAGACGGCACCGCAGCCGATAAGTGTTCGCTTGCCGGGCATGGCCGTTCCAACTCATCAGCCGTTGGTAGATCGCTGCAAACGACACTCGCCACTCAGCGTAGTCCCTCTGCATCTGCCGCACCCGCCGTCGAAATCGCCATACGTTCTCCTTCGGCAGCAGGCGGTGCGTGGGGAAAACCCGGTAGCCGAGAAATCCGATGGCCTCTTGGACAGGGAAGATGACATTCTTGGTCGGATGCAACTTCAACCGCAGGCGCCTGAGAAAGTCCCTGATCCGTTCTCGAACGTCGGCCAGGTCGTGCTTGTTGTTGGAGAACACCAGGAGGTCGTCGACGTAGCGGACGTACCCCCGGACGCCCAGCCGGTCCTTGACGAAGTGATCCAGGGGGTCCAAGTAGACATTGGCGAAGAACTGGCTGGTCTGGTTGCCGATGGGAATGCCTCGTCGCCTTTGACTGGGGGTGAATAAGTCATCGCCAGGAAACCAATTCTGGACCTCTTCTTGCAGGTTGCTGTGGTCGATGATCTGGCCGACCAGCCACAGCACATCCAGGTCCTTGATCTTGCGAGCGATGAGCGCTTTCAGGATTTCGTGATCCAGCGACGGAAAAAACTTTTGCACATCGGCTTTGAGGACATAACGATAGCGCCGGGCGAACTGCTGGCAACGGTCCACGGCGGCGTGCGTGCCTTTGCCCTTGCGACAGGCGTAGGAGTCGTGGATGAAGGTCCGCTCGTAAATCGGCTCCAGCACGTTCACCAGGGCGTGATGCACCACTCGGTCCCGGTACGGTGCGGCGCTGATCTGGCGGGGCTTCGGCTCCCTGATGAAAAAGCTGCGGTAGGCTCCGGGCCGGTAGGTCTTCCTGGACAGCTCCTCGTGTAGCTTCCACAATTCGTGTTCGAGGTTGAAGTGGAAGTCGGACACGCTGGGCCGAAAGCGCTTGCCTTTCCAGGCTTGTTCAGCAGCTCGCAGCAGTGCGTCAAACGAGATAACTCCCGGCCACAGGTTTCCGTATCGCCTCATGGTTTTCCGCCACTGCTCTTGAGCCAACCACCTACCAGTTTGCCGATCTCGTCAATCGCTTTCGACGCAAAGCCGTAGCTCTCGACTTTGAGGCACTGCAAGTCCTTGGCGAGGCGCATCTGGAAGCGGAGGATTTCCAGCGTGAGATTGGCCTCCTCCAGCAATTCCCGGCGCTGCTTGCTGTACTTTGCCTTTATCAACGTCGCCAGAAGATCGTATAGGTTTCGCTCAATGCGTTCGCCCAGCACGAAGCGGTGATTACGAGGGAACTTCCCGGTGTGATGACAGGACCACAAAATCAGGTCGTAGGTCTTCGTGATGACAACCAGTTCATCATGTCTTTTCAGGTCTGCCATATCTGCATAATGTTATAGTGTACGAATGTATAAACACGTTTTCAAAAATCGACCGCCTGCGGCGGTAAGGGGTAAAGTAGTAAAGGAGTTAAGGGGTAAAAGTCCTCGCCGGACGGAAGCCGACATTGTTGGTACGGTGCGTCGGCACACTCCAGAGACGGTTGGCGGAGCGGACGTTCACAGCTTGAGGGTTGAACGAGCCGCCACGCAACACACGGCTATGTGTACTATCAATACTTAGAATATCTTCTATATCGTCTATTGCCGTGCCTTGCTTTGCTGCCGCATAAGGCTTGTGCCTCTCCTGACACCAATTCCAGACATTGCCCTGCATATCGAATAAGCCCCAATCATTCGGCTTCTTCGACCCCACCGGCTGCGTTTGCTCCGGGCTATTGTCGTAGTACCAACCGTAATGCCTCAGCAGCTCCGCTGTCTCCCCGTAGCAACGACTCGTCGCCGCACCCCCTCGGCAGGCATATTCCCACTCCGCTTCCGTCGGCAGCCGGTAGCCCGTCAAGCTCAGAT